GAAAGATCCGTCGGATGTTGCGGCGATGAAGCTTGCGAATCCTGCTTCGTGGATCACGGAGGAGTATCTAGCGCGCCAGGCCAATAATCCCGAGCTGACTGCGGAGGGGGTGCTGCAGTTTCACGGGTGTGTTTGGGTCGCTGGTTCGCAGGCGTGGATTCCGGCTGAGTGGTGGAATGCTGCGATCGATCGCGATGCCGAGATTCCGATCGGCGGTCGTGTGACGCTCGGTGTCGACGTCGGCATCGTGCATGACTCGACGGCCGTAGTCATGGCGCATGAGCTTGAGGACGGCCGCGCCCTCGTTCGCGCCGAGGTATGGACGCCGCGCCCTGGACAGAATGTAGACCTCACCGTGATCGAGGATTACATCCGCCGAGTGAATGAGGAGTATCAGCTCGCCGGCGTCTTTTACGATCCGCGTTTCTTCGAGCGATCAGCGCAGGTACTCGACGCGGAAGGCATCCCGGTCGTGACGATGCCGCAGAACTCGGCGACGATGGCAGACGCCTACCAGGCTTTCTATTCGATGCTCGGCGAGGGCAAGATCGTCCACGCCGGCGACGATCCCGAGTTTGCCGCGCACGTCCTCGGCGCTGCCGCGCAGATGACGGACCGCGGTTGGAAGGTGTCGAAGATCCGTCAGCGGCAGCGGATCGATGCGCTCGTCGCCGGGGTGATGGCTGTGTATGGTGGGGTCGTGCAGTCGGAGACGATGATCGCGCCAGGGTTCTTTAGCGTATGAAATCGGCGGCTATGATATTGGCAATGGAAATCCTCGGCGCGGCGGCTGTCAGCGTGGGGGCGGGACTGATCTTTCCGCCCGCTGGCATCATCGCGGCGGGCATGTTCCTCCTAGTGTTCGCCATTGCCGTCGAGAGGTCGCGTGCTCAGTAGAATCTTCAATCCGAGCGTCGACTCCGGCGAGGAGCGCGCGCTGAGTTTCCAGACGATCTTCGGCTCCGGCGGCGACCTGATGGTCACGACCGCGTCGGGCGTGACAATGAATCAGGATGAGGCGCTGAAGCTCGGAACCGTCTACGCTTGCGTCCGCCTGATCGCGGACAGCATCTCGACGCTGCCGGTCGACACGTACATTCGCCGCGACGGTACGCGCACGCCGTTCCGTCCGCGGCCCGAGTGGCTCGACACTCCGGAGATCGGCGTCTCCAGGACGGAGCATTTCCAGCAGGTGCTCGTCAGCCTGCTCCTGAATGGCAACTCGTTTACGCGGATCCTTCGTGACGATCAGGGCATCGCCGGCCTGATCGTGCTGAATCCTCGCAACGTCGAGGTCCGCCTGAACCGCGTGACGCGGCGCCCCGAGTTCGTCTATGACAATCGCGACGTCATCGCGTCCGAGGACATGATCCACATCACGGAGCTGCGCCTGCCGGGCGAGCTCCGCGGCCGGTCTAGGATCGATATGGTCAAGGAGACGCTCGGCCTGTCGAAGGCGCTCGACACGTTCGCGCAGCTCTTTTTCGGTCAGGGCTCGCAGGTCGGCGGCATCATCGAATACCCTGGTGCGCTGACGCGCGAGCAGGCGAAGGATCTCGCCGACTCGTTCGAGTTGCAGCACAAGTCCGTTCGCCGGTCGCACCGCCCTGGTGTCTTGTTCGGCGGGGCGAAGTTCACGAAGACGAGCGTCGAGCCGAATGAGGCGCAGATGCTCGAGTCGCGGCAGTTCGCGGTCGAGGAGATCGCGCGCACGTTCCGCTGTCCGCCGAGCATGATCGGCGTCACGACGCCGGGCGCGATGTCGTACGCCTCGGTCGAGCAGAACGGCATCCAGTTCGTCCAGCACACGCTCCGCCCGTACATCGTGAAGATCGAGGACGCCTACTCGACGCTCCTGCCGGGTGTCGCGTTCCTGAAGTTCAATGTCGACGCGCTGCAGCGTGGCGATCAGGAGAGCCGGTACGCGGCGCACGCCTCGGCACTCGTGAACGGGTGGTCGTCGATCAACGATATCCGCCGCATCGAGGACATGCCGCCCGTCGATGGCGGCGACGTCTACCGCGTCCCTCTCGCGAATGTCGACCTGGACGCGGCGAACCTTACGGAGCTTGAGAAGAAGTCGGGCATCGTGCAGCGCCTCGTCTTCTCCGGCTTCGATCCCGCTTCGATCCTCGCCGCACTCGACCTGCCCGCGATTCCGCACACGGGTCTGCCGACGACGCAGCTTCAGCCGATCAGTCAGATCGATCCCGAGAATCCGAAGGCGGCCTACCCGGTCGACGGTGACGCATAGTGGCTATCAGCCAGACGGTCTACACGCTCGGCACGGCGCTCGCGCAGATCCTCGCGCCGAGCACGGACGCGCAGCGCGTCACGATTCAGAACCTCGAGCCGGACCCGGTCGATGGCGGTTACTCTCGCGCAGGCCTCGCGTTTGAGATGTCGCGGGTCTTCACGATCGTATCCGGCGGCACGGCGAGTTTCTCAATGGTCACGCCTCCTGGCGGTGTTCAGTTCATCTCCTACCAGATCGTCTCGACGGGCGCCGAGGTGACGGCGACGCTGATCGAAGGCGGAACGGTTACATCGGCCGGGACTCCGATCACGTCTTACAACCTGAATCGCCAATCGTCGACTACGGCTCAGGCCGTGCTCGACTCGGCGACGAGCGTGACGGGCGGCACCGTCGTCGCGACGGAACTCGTCACGTCCGCGCACAAGGTGTCCGGCTCTGCGGATTCGGAGAAGATCTACACGCTGAAGGGGTCCAGCACGTACGCGATGCGATTCGTGAATGGTGGCAATCAGGAGACGAAGGTCTTCTTCGATCTCGTCTGGTCCGAGGACTTCAATGGTCAGCACGAAGTGTGGTTCGGTGCGAACGGGTCGGCGTACCGGCTTCGTGCGGGTCAGACGATTCAGCTCACGATGGACGCTGGCGAGTCGATTGCGGCTCTCGCCGGCGGAACCGGTGTCCAGGTCGCAGTCATCCGACAGGATTAGCCGATGCCCTACTTCATCACGGACACGAGCCCGGACTGCGACGGGTGGGCGACGATCAAGGACGACGGCGAAGTGATCGGGTGTCACGAGACGAAGCAGGCGGCGATCGATCAGATGGTCGCGGTCAGCATCGCCGAGGGCATGGAGCCCGGCGGCGAGCGCAATCTCGACGGGCCGCCCGCGATCATCGTCGACATCGATGGGACGCTTCTGACTTTTGAGGGTGATCCGATCGCGAACGTCGTGGAGTTCGTCGACGAGTATGAGGGCGAGGTCATCATCGTCACGGCTCGCGTCGAGGATGATCGCGCGATGACTGTCGCCGAACTCGAGGCGGCGGATGTCGATTGGGATCAGCTCTTTATGAAGCCGAACGCTGATGCGGATTCGCTCGCCTTCAAGTCGGAGACGGTGAAGGATCTCCTCGACGTTTACAACATCGAACTCGCGATCGAGAATGATGAGGATATTCGCGCCGAGTACGCGCGGATCGGCATTACGACGCTGACGCCTGACGCTGTCGATCCGGCTGAGCTGCCTGAGATGGTCGAGCGTCAGGTCAACCCGCAGTCGACGCCGGCGCCCGCTGAGGATCAGATCGAAGGTTCGGAGGAGAATGAGCCCGGGTCGGCGAGTGGTCCAGGCGGCGATATCGAGTTGAGTGCGCGAACGGAGACGGCGCTTCGCAATAAGGCGACGGACCATAACGAGCGGATGAGCGAGGAGGACCGGCCGGATTGGACGCGGACGACGTTCGGTCAGCTCGCCGCCGTGTATCGTCGCGGCGCTGGCGCGTACTCGACGAGTCATCGTCCCGGCGTGTCTCGTGGCGCGTGGGCGATGGCTCGCGTGAATGCTTTCTTGTATCTGCTCCGCACGGGCGCTCCCGAGGATGCGAACTATGTGACGGATAATGATCTCCTGCCGGAGGATCATCCGAAGTCGACGCGCGGCGAGGATCGCCAGGTCGACCTCACGCTGCCGCAATACATCCGCAACGCGGCCGCGCGCGGCCTCGAATTGCGCGCCGAAGGCTTCGGCGGCGACGGCCTCGTCGAGCGCACGATCCGCGAGGCGCGCCTGATGGCGGCCGGCGAGGTGTCCGAGGACAAGGTCGTCCGCGTGGCCGCGTGGGCGGCTCGTCATCTCGTCGACCTTGAGGCGCCGCAGAACTCTGACGCGGACGCGGATGGCTGGCCGGGCGCCGGCGCGGTCGCGTTCTACCTCTGGGGCATCGATCCGCTGGATCCGCAGCCAGCGATCGAATGGTTCAATCGGAAGCGCGATCAGATTGCCGCCGAGGAGGAGGAGCAGGATCGGCGCTGGTATCCGGGGATCTCCGTTCGCGAGCGCCCCGGTGCTACCCTGTTTCGTATGGAGAACGGGGTCGAGCAGCGTCGCGTAACGGTCAACGAGTTCGAGATTCGGAACGCGACGGAGGGCGACGGTATGACGTTCGTCGGCCTGGCGGCCGCGTTCAACTCGCCGAGCCAGCCGCTTCCGTTCATCGAGCGGATCGCGCCGGGCGCGTTCGCGCGTTCGCTGCGCTCGCGTAACGAGATCAAGCTCTTCGTCAATCATGACACTTCGCGTGTCCTCGCCTCGAAGCGCGCCGGAACGCTCCGCCTGTCGGAGTCGCAGCGCGGCCTCGAGGTTGAGGCAGACCTGCCCGACACGACGGATGGCCGCGACATGGCGGTCCTCCTGAAGCGTGGCGATATCGATTCGATGTCCTTCGGCTTCAGCGTCCCGAAGGGCGGTGACTCGTGGAGCGATGACGGGCAGGAGCGCGAACTGCGCGAGGTTCGTCTGCACGAGGTGTCGATCGTGACGGGCTTCCCGGCATACGAGGCGACGGCGGCCAGCGTCCGCAGCCTGGACGGCCTCGTCGACGCTACGGGCATCGAGGCTGAGAAGCTGAATGAGGCGATCACGGCGCTCGAGAAGGGCGAGACGCTTGACGACGAGCTCGCCGCCGTGCTCGATCAGGCCGTGACGAAGCTGCGCGCCGAGCGTGACGATGTCGCCGCGAAGCTGGCGATGAAGCAGAAGCAGCTCGACGTGCTGATGGCGCGCGTCTAGCGTTTCGCGGCTGATCCTCGTTTCACTATTTCGCGGGGTTATGATTCTGGTATCCGATGCGGAGCCGCGTCGGGTGTTTCGGTTTCGCGGAGCCGCGGCCGGTGGTCAACCCCAACTTGATTTCCGAAGGGAGATCGCTGATGTCCGATTACATCAAGCGCCAGCACGATCTTCGCCAGGCCGCGTGGCATGAGGCGAAGCACCTGCTCGACACGGCGGCCGCGGAGAAGCGCGACCTGACCGGCGAGGAGGAGGAGAAGTACCAGAAGATCTCCGCCGAGCTCGACTCGCGCGCGCAGATCATCGAGCAGCTGAAGGCCGACGAGGAGCGCGCGGCGCGCCTCGACGCGGTCGCGGCTGAGATCCGCACGGACGAGGAGCCCGCGGGCGACGACTCCGACGCGGAGGCGATCCGGGCTCTCGCGAAGGGCGAGATCCGGTCGTACAACTTCGAGAAGCGCGACATGCTGACCAGCTCTACGGGCAGCCCCGTCCCGACTTCGTTCTTCGATCAGGTCATCCTCCGGGCTCGCCTCGTGGGTCCGATGCTCGACGTCCCGACCGTGCTGAACACGGCCGGCGGCGAGACGCTCCAGATCCCGAGCCTCTCGGCGTACTCGTCCTCGAGCACCGTCACCGCTCAGGGCGCGAACTTCTCCGAGTCGGACCCGACAATGAACGCCTTCACGGAGCTGAAGGCCTTCAAGTACGGCTTCCTCATCCAGGTTAGCCGCGAGCTGATCGAGGACGCCGGCGTCGACCTCCTCGGCTTCCTCGCCGATCAGGTCGGGAACGGTCTCGGCTTCAACGTGCAGACGGCCCTCACGACGGGTACCGGCACGGTCCAGCCGAACGGCATCGTCTCGGCTTCGGCCGCTGGCGGCACGGGCGGCACCGGCGTCTCGGGTGCCTTCACCGCCGACAACCTCATCGACCTCTACTACTCCCTGGACGGCGCGGCGCGCCTGCTCCCGGGCGTCGGCTGGATGATGAACGGTGCGGCGATCGGCGCGGTCCGGAAGCTCAAGGACACCGCCGGCAACTACATCTTCGACCCGGCTGCGAGCGGCGACCGCCGCGACCTGCTGCTCGGGAAGGAGGTGTACGAGAACCCGCACATGGCTTCGCCCGGCACCGGCGTGAAGTCCGTGATCTGCGGTCATTTCCCCTCGTACTACGTCCGCACGGTCGGCGGCATCCGCCTCGACCGCTCGGACGAGTACGCCTTCAACGCGGATCTCGTCACGTTCCGCGCCTCGATGCGCGTCGACGGCAACCTGCCGCAGACGTCGCACATCAAGCACTTCGTCGGCGCCGCGTCCTAGTACGCGACTCCGAGTGGTAGCCTATGGGCCGTCGGTCTTCGGACCGGCGGCCCATAGTCTTTAGGGAGGGAATGTGTCGAATCGGCAGATGCGTCGAGCGGCTGCGAAGGCGAAACACGTCGAGCCCGGCATCCAGCCGATGCGAATCGTATGGGCGAGCAACGCTCCCTTCGCTGCGACGGGTTACGGCGTGCAGACGGCGCAGGTCGTCGACAGGCTGAAGCGTGACGGGCATGAGGTCGCGGTCGCGTGTAATTTCGGCCTTCAGGGGTCGGAGACGGATTGGAACGGGGTCAAGCTGTACCCGATGGGCGTCTCGCCGTACAGCGATGACATTCTCTGCGCGCATTGGCAGCATTGGTCGAGCGCGTCGCCGCTTCCGAGTGCCGTCGTCACGCTCTTTGATGTGTGGGCGCTGAAGAATCCGAGCATCGATCAGATCGAGAAGATCGCCGCATGGGTGCCGATCGATCATCAGCCCGCACCGCCGGACGTGATCCGATGGTTGAAGAAGCCGAACGTGATGCCGATCGCGATGAGTCAGTTCGGCTCGCGAATGCTGGAGCTGGAGAAGATCGATCACGAGTACGCGCCGCACGCTTTCGATGCGAGCGTCTTCAAGCCGACGCCGACCTTCCTCGACGCGCAGGGGAAGCGCATCCGTGGCCGCGACATCATGGGCGTCGAGGATCCCGATGCATTCGTCGTGATGATGAACTCTGCGAACAAGGGTCGGACTCCGCCGCGGAAGTGCTGGGGCGAGAACCTCCTCGCGTTCAGCGTCTTCGCGCAGAACCGTCCCGACGCGATCCTCTACTTGCATACGGATGAGTCAGCGGCGCTCGGCGGTGTCGACGTGAAGCGCCTCGTCGCCGCGTGCGGAATCAAGCCTGAGCAGGTCCGCATCGTGAATCAGTACCTCTACCGGATGAACATCCCGCAGACGGCGCTTGCCGCGCTCTACACGGACGCGAACGTCCTGCTTGCGACGAGCGCCGGCGAGGGCTTCGGCGTGCCCGTCATCGAGGCGCAGGCATGCGGGACGCCGGTCATCGTGAGCGCGTTCAGCGCGCAGCCCGAGCTCGTCGGCGACGGATGGGTCATCGATGGGCAGCCGCTCTGGGATCCGAATCAGGATTCGTGGTTCTTCACTCCGCACGTTCATCACATCGTTCAGGCGCTCGAGGATGCGTATGCGCGCGAGCGTGGCGCGACGAGTCAGGAGGCGCTCAACTTCGCGAAGGCGTACGAGGCTGACGCGGTCTACGCGAAGCATTGGCGGCCGATCATGCAGCGTCTCGCGACGTGGCAGCCGTGATCGACGTCGTCATCATCCCGGTCTTGAATCGGTATGACCTGCTCGAGCGCGCCATCGAAAGCCTCGACGATGTCGAGACGCTGATCGTCATCGATAACGGGAACGGCCTGCCGGATCACTACCTCGACACGATCCAGATGCGAATGATCGCGAAGCGCCGCTTCCTGTGGAAGATGCCATCGAATCTCGGCGTCGCGACTAGTTGGAACCTCGGCATCAAGGCGACGCCGCACGCGAGCGGGTGGCTTCTCCTGAACTCGGACGCCTGTTTCGGCGAGGATGCCTTCTCGATCTTGTCGCAGGACACGATCGGCGGTGATGTCGTTCAGGCGGGAGTGCCGCCGTGGTGCTGTACGTGGATCAGCGCGAATGCGATCAGGCGCGTTGGCCTGTTCTGCGAGCGGTTCCATCCGGCCTATATGGAGGATGTCGATTGGGAGCGTCGCGCCCGCGTGCATGGGATGATCTTCGTACAGTCGGCTGCGATCGTGCATCACGACAACTCGAGCACGATCGCGAGCGATCCCGTCAAGGCGGAGCGCAACCGCGAGACGCACGCCGCGAATCACGCGCTCTACGAGTACCGCTGGGCGCAGGCGGTGAACGGATTGCCGCGCGATATGGAGTGGAGTCTCGCGACGCGACTCCAACAGTCCTGGTGATCCGCACGCTCGTCACCGGATTCGGGTATTGGGGAGGCGTCCTGACGCGGAACCTTCTCGACCATCCCGGCTTCTTCGTCGCCGGCGTTCACGATCCCGATGCGGATCGGCGAGCGGTCGCACGAGCCGCGAATCTGTACACATTTCGTACACTTTCGGATGCGTTGGATTTCACGACGCCGCAGCTCGTCGTGATCGCGTCGCCCATCGGGACGCAGGTCGAGGCGGCGATGATGGCGCTCGCGCGTCATGCGAATGTGATGATCGCGAAGCCGGGCGCGACGAGCCTCGCCGATCTGCGCCGCATCGATTCGCTGGCGCAGCGTAAGAAGCGCGTCGCCGTGATCGACTACACGATGCGTCACGCTTGGACGTTCCATCAGATGCAGACCGAATCCGCATCATGGGGGAACATCCTCGAGGTGACGACGGAACGTTTCGCCGTCGGGACCAGGTCGACGGCGCCGATCCTTCACGACATGATGGTTCACGACGTCGCGCTCCTGCACGCGCTCAGAGACGCACCGTGGCGCGTCCGTAGCGTCGACCGCGGAGATCATCATCTTCACGTATGGCTTGACACGGATTGGGGCGTCGCGACGCTCACGGCGCGTACAGACGCCGAGGAGCAGCGCCGCACGATGCGTCTCGTCTGCTCAGGCGGAGATATGTCGTGGGACCAGCTCGCCGACGAGGCGGCGCCGATGCCTGTCGAGCGCAGCCTCTCCGACATGGCTCGCAGGATCAACGCGGGCGATCACGATATGACGCTCGAGCATCGCGTCATCGCAACCCTGGAGGACATCGAGCAGGCATGATTCACGACACCGTCATCATCCGCGGTAACGTCGATATCGGCGAGAACGTGACGATCGAGCCGTACGCGATCATCACCGGCCCATGCCAGATCGCCGACGGCGTCTACATCGGAGCCCACGCGATGATCGGCGGATCGCCGCAGCATCGCGGCTCGTATCCGAGCGGTGTCGACGCGCCGATCCGTCACGCCGGCGTCAGGATCGGGCGCGGCGCGTGTGTGCGCGAGTACGTCACCGTGCATCACGGCATCGTTGAGGAGACGCGCGTCGGAGCGGATGCGCTTCTGATGGCGGGCTGTCATATCGCTCACGATTGCCAGCTCGGCGATCGTGTGACGCTCGGTAGTTTCAGCATCCTCGGCGGCTTCACAATCATCGATCAGGATGCGACGTTCGGTCAGGGCGTCGTGACGCATCCGTGGGCGATCATTGGCGAGGCGGCAATGGTCGGTCTGAACTCGAGCATCGTGAAGGATGTCACGCCGTTCGCGAAGGTGGCCGGAGCCCCGGCGCGCGTCCTCGGATCGAACACGCACAAAGATCCCCGCCTGCCGCGCGAGTATGACGAGCTCGTCCTCAGCACCGAAGTATGGGACCGCTGGAATGAGGCGTTGCATCTGCGACTCGACATGAAGCACGCTTTCCGCGTGGCGGCATGACGCCGAGGATCGCAGTCGTCACGGCCAGCCTGCCCGAGCGCGTCGAGTTCCGCGCCGAGTGTATGGCGGCCGTCGCCGCGCAGACACTCCAGCCGATCGCGCATCTCATCCACCTCGACTATGAGCGGCAGGGCCCGGCGCGGTGTCTGAACGCGCTGACGAAGGCCGCGCTTGAGGCGGGCGCCGAGTGGATCGCGCAGATCGCTGATGATGACGTGATGCTGACGAATCACCTCGCGACGCTCGCGACCAGGATCGACGCGGACATCATCTACACGTATTGCCACGTCGAGGGTCGCGGAGGATGGAACCCGAACGCGCCGTTCGATGCGGATCGGCTTAGGCGCGGCAACTATATTCCGGCGACGAGCCTGATCCGTGCTGATCTCTGCGCCGCGCTCGGCTGGCGCGACGATGCGGCGCACGGCTTCGAGGATTGGGATTTCTGGCTCCGCGCACTCGACCAGAATGCCGTCTTCGCGTGCGTGCCCGAGGTCACGTGGAGGTACCGCTTCCACGGCAGTAACCTGTCCACCGCGTTGTAGACTATCCCTATGGCGATCTCTAACGGCTACGCCACGCTTACGCAGGTGAAGGCCGCTCTCCGCATCACGGATAGCGTCGATGACGCGCTCCTCGAGGGCGCCATCGAGTCCGCGTCCAGGCTGATCGATGGGTACGCGATGCGGAACTTCTATCAGTCCGGAACCGTGACGCGCTACTTCAATACGCCCGACCCGCTGATCTGCCAGATCGATGACCTCGCCGGTACCGCGATCACCGTCGAATCGAATCCGGCAAGCGACGGCGTATGGGTTACGTGGTCCGCGACGGACTACCAGCTCGAGCCGCTGAACGGGAATCTCGATGGCATCCCGTGGGCGTATGATCGCATTCGCGCCGTCGAGGACTACGTCTTCCCGACGGGCAATCAGTTCGCCGACGAGGGCGAGGCACTCGTCCGCGTGACGGGCGTCTTCGGCTGGCCGAGCGTGCCGAAGGCGATTGAGGTCGCGACGATCATTCAGTCGACGCGGATCTTCAAGCGGTACGATTCGCCGCTCGGCGTCGCCGGCTTCGGGGATCTCGGCGCGATTCGCGTCTCTCGTTTCCTCGACCCCG